GTAAAGATGTACAAAGATTTAACCCCCAAGGTGTAGGAGATACTACTTCCCCTAATGGAAGTTTACCTGGGGGAGAATTAGGAATGGACCAAATAATGGATTTAATGAAGTAGATAATGCCCTTTGATGCCCAACAAATATATCCAATTGATTTTGATAAAAGTGCTGCTGTAGGAGTAGATATTCCCCTTAATGCCCCCGCGGTATTTAGACCTAATTATACTACTAAAGATGCTATTAAAAACAATTTAATAAATTATTTCCTAACTAACCCTGGAGAAAGATATTTAAATCCTATTGGTGGGGGATTAAGGGCTTTTGTATTTGAACAAATTACTACAAATAATTTAGATTTTTTAGAAGAAAGAATTTCAAGTGATTTAAATACATTTTTTCCTAATATATTAGTGGGTAATTTAGAAATACTAAGGCAAGAAGATTTTAATACAATAACAGTTAAATTAACATATAATGTCATCAATACTAATATTAATGATACATTAGAAATAGACTTTACATAATGGCCACAGTAGATAGAGACGTAAAATATTTAAATAGAGACTTTTCTGATATTAGAGCAAGGTTAATAGAATTTTCCCAAACCTATTTCCCAAACACTTATAATGATTTCTCCCCCACATCACCTGGGATGATGTTTATGGAACAAGCAGCTTATGTTGGTGATGTAATGTCTTTTTATTTAGATAATCAAATTCAAGAAAACTTTACCCAATTTGCTAGACAAACAAATAACTTATATGAATTAGCCTATATGTTTGGTTATAAACCTAAAGCAACAGGTGCTGCCCAAGCTACTATAGAATTATATCAACAAGTTCCTTCTAAAATATCAGGAGTAGAAATTATCCCTGATTTTGACTATGCTTTAACTATTGGTGAAAACAGTACAATATCCTCAACTTTATCCTCAAATGTTAATTTTTTAATGGAAGATAAATGTGATTTCTCAGTTTCAAGTTCAATTGATCCTACAGAAGTATCTGTATACCAAATAGCAGGTTCTACCCCTCAATATTACCTCTTGAAAAAAACAAGAAATGCAATTTCTGCTACTATTAAGACACAAACATTTAATTTTGGGGGACCTGTCCCATTTCAAACCGTTGATATAAGTGATTCAAATATTATAGGAATATTAGATATAATAGATTCTGATGGGAATACTTGGTATGAAGTAGATTATTTAGCCCAAGAAATGGTTTATAATAACATTAAAAATACTAATACTAATGATCCTAATAATGTAGCTGATGTAGGTGATGTTCCTTATTTACTACAATTAAAAAAGATCCAAAGAAGATTTGCCACTCGTTTAACATCAGACACCAATCTCCAAATCCAATTTGGGTCTGGTAACCCTAATGATGTAGATGAAACAGTAACTCCTAATCCTAATAATGTAGGTATAGGGTTACCTTTTAAAAAAGATAAATTAACCACTGCTTATTCTCCAACAAATTTTTTATTTTCAGATACCTATGGTATATCTCCTTCAAGTACAACTCTTACTGTAAGATATTTAACGGGTGGGGGTGTTACCTCAAATTTACCATCAGGTGATTTATCTACTTTAAACACATCCAATGCTATTTTTAATAGTATAAACCTTAATTCAACAACAGCTAATTATATATTTGGTTCAATAGCAGTAAATAACCCAAATGCTGCTGATGGGGGCCAAGCAGGCGATACAATAGAAGAAATTAGGCAAAACACTATATCAACAATATCTACCCAACAAAGATCAGTTACTCTAGATGATTATATAGTAAGGGCTTTAAGCATGCCCTCTGAATATGGGACAGTAGCTAAAGCATATATAGAAAAACCTAAACTAACAGATGAACAAGTTTCAACTATTGAAACCTTAAATTTATGGGTTTTATCCCAAAACTCATCTGCGCAGTTTGCTTCTCCATCCCAAACTTTGAAGAAGAATTTAAGAACATATTTATCTCAATATAGAATAATAGGGGATAACATTGAAGTAAGAGATGCATTTATAATCAATATTGCTATAGATTTTGAAATTATAGTGTTACCTAATTATAATAATAGTGATGTTATACTATCATGTATTAACTCACTAAAATCCCATTTCTCTAGAGATAATTGGCAAATTAATCAACCTATTTTAATTAGGGGGTTATATGTTATGTTAGATAGAATAGTAGGAGTCCAAACAGTGAAGAATATTAAATTTACTAATAAAGCAGGTACATCAACAGGTTATTCAAAATATTCTTATGACATGGGTTCTGCAACACAAAACCAAGTAATCTACCCATCCTTAGATCCAAGTATATTTGAAGTTAAGTATCCTAATACTGATATAAAAGGAAGGGTAGTACCATTATAAAAACAAAAAATGGCCATATACAAATTATTTCCATATAAAGATACAACATTATATTCATTTTTTCCTAATATGAATACAGGGATAGATGCTATATCCCAAATTTCAAACCTAAATTTTGCAGTAGATACTAACCCCCAAGTTGCTAGGTTTTTAACAGAATTTGTTCAATCTGAAATTGAAGATGTTATTAACAATAAAATAGGGACAAAACAATGGGATGTTGATTTTAGATCATATATAGCCACTGCTCAAGGTATAGTTGAATCAACAGATTTATCCGTTCATCCTATAGCTCAATATTGGTATAATGGAACAGGAACATATTTAGACCAACCCTTAACTACGGATGGTGCTTCTTGGTATAATTCTTTCTTTTCAGGTTCAACTCCTTGGTCGGGTAGTGGTTCTGATGCAACTAACCATTATGTTACAAGTTCATACAACCCTAGTTATGTAGGTGCTGGAGGTGGTTCTTGGTATCATAGTGGGTCAGATGGTACTTTATATGCCGTAACCCAATCATTTGATACAAGAAGTGATAAAGATTTAAAGGTAAATGCAAAAACTGTAGTTTCTTTATGGTATAGTAGTTCTTTAGGAGTACACGCCTCTTCCTCACTAGAAAATTATGGTTTTATAACAAAATGGGAAAACTCAGTTGAATTTAATTCAAATGTTCAAATCCAACCTGTAATGCAATTTTATAGTGTTGATACTAATACTATATACCCTCCTGAATTAGAATTTAAATGGCAAGATTATACTACAGTATTAACAGGATCTGCAACATCAAGTATAGTTAGTACAACTAATTTAGTTTCATCATTAGCTGAAAACCCAGGAACATTCACCCCTCAAAGTGTTAATAGATTTAGGTTTAATGTAGCTCCTAAATATCCTATTAGAACATGGACTACGGCTTCACGTTATACTGGAACAAATTATTTACCAACTTCTTCATATTATGCTGTAAAAGATTTGGATACCAACGAATTTGTTGTAGATTACGATACAACATATACTAAAATTAGTTCTGATAGTAATGGGAATTATTTTGATGTGTATATGAATGGGTTAGAACCTGAAAGATATTATAAAATATTAGTTAAAACTGTTATTAACAGTTCTACTCTTATATTAGATGATAATTATTATTTTAAAGTAATAAATGGATAATGGCACAAAATATAAAATTAAATAAAGAAGTTTTTAATAAAAGAGATTATGAAAAAACTATTAATACCTCTTTTACCCAATTGGGAGTTAAATCAATCCAAGAACAAATAAATGAACAACCCACAGTTCAAGAATTTTTTGATATATACAATCAATTATTCTATGAAATTAATGAATTAGGACCTACTAATTCCCATGAATATTTAATTAAAACAAGTAGTGAATATATAGCTTTTGATGAAAATAATGAGGTTATAGAAGCACTTCAAAATGAAATAGCCCAATTAAGAGAAGAATTATTAGAAGCACAACAACAATCAACACAACCTTAACTGAATGCCTACTGTATCTAGAATAGACCCAACTGATTTTACACTCCAGTTTTATGAGCCCCAAGATGAGAATTTAATATCTCAATTTGATATCGATACAGTTCTGACAGGTTCCAGTTATATGGAATTCTACATTTATGGTAATAATCAATCACTATTATACTCAACTGCTGCTTATAATTTATATACAGTACTAAATGAGGGTCAATCAGCGGGGAATAATAATGAAATAACCCAATTTGATATAGCTCCTGGAGAAGATGTTTCTTCTTATGGGTTTGGTCAAGGTGAATATGTAGCTTATTATAACTTTTTAACAAAACAAATAGGTGACCCTAATACTAATCTTTTCATTTCTGAGATATCCTCAGATAGAAAAGAAATAAGATTAGATAGTAATATTTTATCTAATTTAGATATAGTTGAACAAACTAATAATTTTACATACTTCAGAGATAATAGTGATTATTTTGTAGATTTTTATTTAAATTTTGGTTCCAATGAGTTAATTATCTCCAATAATATTAAATTGGAAAATGAAGGTACCAATGACCCAACAATTGTAGTTAAGTTATATGAACCTTTACCCCCTCAATTTGAATTAAAAAATGAATTGTGGATTGTTACTACATTTAATGAACCCGAAGCTTTTAATGTAAATTACCCACCAGAACCTGTAGTATTTGTAGATTCAGAAGCTTTACAAGGTCCTAATTTTAATTTACCAATAAAGGATCAAATAAACAATTCCACTCAAAATTTATCATATAATGACTTACTTTCAGGTGCACCCACAAGTTCCCTAAACCAATTAAATAGTCTAATGGATTCCAGTTCAATATCCATTAGTGTAGATTATACTGATTTTACAGATTTCATCCATTTCAGTTCGGCCCAAACACGTTTGGAAAATTTCCATTATAAGGTAAGTTTAATAGAACAACATTCTTCATCAATCTCAATTTTATCCAATGTTACTAGTTCAGCAATTAGTATAACAATTTTTAAAAATAAAATAAGCGATATTATCAAGAATTTTGATAAATTTGAATATTTCCTTTATTATGATAGTGGTTCTGCTTTTTCATGGCCTAAAACAACTTCAACCCCTCCTTACTTATTAGCTAAAACTGGGAGTACTGAAGTTTTAACATGGTTTGGTAGTACTAATGAACAAAGTTCAAATTATGGTCATTTAATTTTATCTGCTTCTAACTATGATAATGCTAATCCTGATGAACTTAAAAAAGCAATTCCTGAATACATAAGAGAAGATGCTACAAATCAACCTTATGATTTATTTGTTGATATGGTTGCCCAATATTATGATAATGTTTGGTTATATACTAAAGACATTACTCAAAAATATAATGCTGATAATAGGTTAGATTATGGTGTATCTAAAGATTTAGTAGCAGATGCTATTAGAGATTTTGGTGTTAAACTATACCAAAATAATTTTTCAAAAAATGATTTATATACTGCATTTTTAGGATTAACTCCTAGTGGTTCATTATTTCCTTTCCCTGAAATAACATCTGCCTTACCTACCCCAACAGGATTTGAATATGTTAATACTTTAATATCAGCATCGAATGATATTATACCTTTAGATGATGTTAATAAATCCCTATATAAAAGAATTTATCATAATATCCCTTACCTGCTCAAATCAAAGGGAACTATAGCAGGATTACGAGCATTGATAACTTCATATGGTATACCTGATACCATACTTAGAATATCTGAATTTGGTGGTAAAGATAAAGTAAATGAAAATGATTGGGATTATTATTTCAATAAATTTAATTATTCATTTAATACCCCAGGAAATAATTTTATAAGTAGTTCTTGGGAAATAAACCCCTTATTTATCTATACTTACCCAACCCCAGGTACTGTAGAATTAAGATTTAAAACAGATGGACTACCAGGTACTAGAGTTTCCCAATCCTTATGGTATACTGAAGAAAATTCAGTAATAAATAAAGCTTTAGTTTTAGAATACACAGGATCAGGTTTAGACTCAGGTTCATTAGTTAATGACAGTGGCTCTTATTCAGGATCTATTAAAGATCCCTATTACCAATATGGCACTTTAAAATATATAGCTAACCCTAACACAGTTAATGAAGTTAGTTGTAGTGTTTATTTACCTTTCTTTGATGGGGGTTGGTGGTCTGTTATGGTTAGAGAAAATGGATTTGATACTAATATTAATTACATATTAACTGAAGATTCTGATTTTATTATAACAGAAGATGGGGATTATGTTATAAATGATCTTCCTGAACTATCCTTAAGTTTAGGTACTGCTAGTTTACATGCTGCTAATAAAATTTATAATGGGGCTGATGGAACTTCAATTGGTTATTATGCTACTGATACTCTAACAGATCCAACAGTAAGTGGAAGTTGGTTTAGTGGTAGTATTTCTTATTTTGCTAAAGAATCAATATTAAGCTCTACCTACCAATCATTCTCCGGAAGTCTTCAAGAAATAAGATATTATAATGTAGCTTTAGGAACTACCCGTTTTGAAGATTATACAATGAATCCATTATCTATTGAGGGTAATTCAATTAATTCATCTCCTGATGAATTAGTATTTAGGGCAAGTTTAGGAAGTGAATTAGACACTTCAAATATATATTCAGGAACCTCAATCCATCCTAAAGTAACAGGATCTTGGACTACCATACCTTCATTTGATAGTAATAGTATTTATAATTTTGATACTACTGCCTCATATATAACTAATACTGAATATTACTTTTTAGATCAATTCCCAGCTGGTATAAAAAACAGAATTACTGATAAAGTAAGATATGAAGACAATGTTGTACCAACAGGAGATACACTATCTCCATTTAGAAGAGTAACACAAGCTACTGAAGCAAGTGAGTCATACACTGAAAATATTAATTATTTAGAGGTAGCATTTTCACCTCAAAATGAAATAAACGATGATATTGTATCACAACTTGGTTATTTTAACATAGGGGACTATATAGGTGATCCAAGACAAAGGTCATCATCATTAGAATACTATCCTTAATTAAATAACTTAAGTGAAGCTTACTTTGAAAAATATATTAAAAACTATGATTTAGTAGATTTTGTTAGGTTAATAAAATTCTTTGATAACTCATTATTTAAAATGATTAAAGATTTTATCCCTGCAAGAACAAGTTTAGCATCTGGAATTGTAATTAAACAGCATTTATTAGAAAGAAATAAATATCCTCAACCACAAGTAACCCATAGTAACCATTATTTTACAGGTTCAGTTACATCACATCAATTATGGGACCAGGTAAATCAAGTAAGTTACCTTTCATCATCAAAAATAGTATCTGCTGAAGGTGGTCCAGGTGGAATGATGAACTTATATAATAGTGTATCTACTTCACCTTCTGGTACATTGGGAGTAGGTCCTGATAATAGATTTAATTTAACTCAAAGTTGGTCAGAAACTAATTCTTCCCTATCAGGTTCAGTAACTAAAATTAATGATTCACAACATGAATTTTATGATGGTGAATTTAGTGGGTCAACTATGTTAATCACAAATGGAGAATTAAATGGGGGGTGTGATGAATTTAAAAATG